CTCAAATTCGCACGACCGCCAATTTTGACCCTTTTCAATCCTGCGTTTTTTACAAATGCGGCGACGAGTCACCAGAATCGGCCTTGACTTGACGGAAAACCCGGTGCAAAACCCGTGGAATGGCATAAAACGCCATAAAACCATGAAACAGACAATCGGCCTCACGACCGAGGCATACAACCGACTCCAACGGCTCAAGCTTGAGGTTCGCGAACTGAACCCCAATTCCGCGCTGGCTAGTGCTGGCGACGTTCTCCACCAGGCGCTCATGGCATTCGACGCCAATCAGTTTGTGCCCAAAAAGCCGCACTGGCAGGTGGCAATCGAAGAGCGTCGGAAGCGGGCAATGGAAGAGCGTGGCAAGGAGGTCGTGTGACGACCACGACCCATCTCGCCAACGGAGTCCGCTGCGACATTCACGCGCCTGATGGCGTGAAAAACGCCCGCGCCTTCACGCTCCGCTTCACCGATCGACACGACGCACTCATGGCAACGTCCAAGTGGGACTCGTTGGCACGACGCTACGCAATCGAGTGGTTTCCCGCCGCCAAGCTAGACCGTGCTTTGTGCGACACCATCGCCGACTACGCCCGCGACTTTTGGGAGGCGGCAAAGTGAAACGCGACTACCGATGGCAATCATTCACCGGCGACCAAAAGGTTGCTATGGTTGAAGCCGCCCGAGAGAAGCGCGTCGTGGACGATCCTGACGCCAAAGCTTATCACTCCGCGGTCCATAACAAGAACAACGAGCAACGCCGCTTGAAGGCCCGCCGTGACCGCGCCGCCAGAGCAATCCTAGCCTTGCGGGCGCAACGAAAGGCGCAGCAATGCCCTTCCGACCAGTAAAGCTCTGCGCACACTCCGGCTGCAATGCCTTTGCCGTGACCGGAAGCCGGTGTAAGCGCCACTCTGACGACTTAGCCAAGCGCCAAGCCGTCTATGACGACGAACGCCGCAAAAACGACCCTGCGTTAGCCTTAGCGGCACGCATACGCAGCGGGACAACTTGGCAGCGGTTGCGGTTAATCTTCCGCGCCATGAACCCGGTCTGCTGTGACCCGCTGAATCGGCACCAGGGATACCCTGAACCGACGGAGCACGTCCACCACGTCATTGCCCTAGTAGCCGACCCTAGCCTAGCCTACGACACCGCCAACCTTCGCCCGCTTTGCACCAACTGCCACACTCAGATTGAGGCAATGGAGCGAAGCGGGAAGCCAACTCAACACCTGTTCGCCAATGGCCCTTCCTAAACCTCCCCATGAACGCTCCCCTGACTACGAGAGCAAGAATCCCAAGCGAGCCGCCAAGAAAGGAGCGGAGCCGGAGTATCCCAAGTGCGACCCCGAGCCGCCTGCGGAGTTGTGCGAGTTGGCTAAGGAGAAATGGGCCTACTACTACAAACTCCTGGACGATCAAGGCGTTCTAACAGCAGCAGACCGGGACACGCTGGCAACCTACTGCAAATCCATCGCTGACGAAATGGAGGCGCATAGGATCATCAAGACGGACGGCATGACTATCATGGGCAAGTATGGCATGAGTAAGCACCCGATGCTCTCCCAGTTGAACGCCGCTCGTCAAACCCAACTGAGCTACGCAAACAACCTCGGTTTCACGCCTGCCAGTCGTAACAAGACCCGAGTCAGCGGCAACGGCGAGGAAGTGAAGAGTGAGTTTGACGACGACTGATGCACCTCTCTCATGCAGCCAAGGCCGATTCCTACGTAGCCGACGTTCTAGCCGGACGCATTCCCGCGTGCAAATGGGTCAAGCTGGCATGCAAGCGGCACTTGAAGGACTTGGAGCGTAGCGAATCGCCAGAGTTCCTATATCGCTACGACCCAGAGAAGGCAGACCGGGTTTGCCGCTTCATCAGCAAGCTTCCGCATGTCGAGGGAAGCGCGGCAGTTCGCGACCCAAAGACGAAGAAGATCCCGCGCCTGACGCTAGAACCGTGGCAATGCTTCATCATCAGCCAAATCTTCGGATGGGTGAAGAAGTCAAACGGGCGCAGGCGCTTCCGCAAGGCGCACGTCTATGTCCCGCGCAAGAACGGCAAGTCACTTCTGGCTGCTGGTGTCGGATGGTGGATGTTCGCGAAGGACAACGAGCCGGGAGCGGAAATCTGCTGCGGTGCCACGAGTGAGAAGCAGGCGTTTGAAGTGCTGGAACCGGCGCAGAAGATGGGGCGGTTTGTGCCCGAGCTATGCGAAGCAACGGAGTCCATCGTTCACGCCAAACATATCACGCGGGCAGATGGCAGTAAGTTCTACGCGCTCGTTGGCGACCCTGGGGACGGCGGAAACCCTCACTGCGCAATCGTTGACGAATACCATGAGCACGCTGACGACCGGCTTTATGAGACGATGAAAACGGGCACCGTCGCCCGTGCTCAGTCGCTCATTCTGGTTGTTTCCACGGCAGGCTTCACGCTGTCCGGTCCCTGCCGCGAGGACTGGAAGGACTGCGAGAAGCTGCTGGACGGCACGGTTCAAGAGGAGACCAAGTTTGCGATCATCTACACGACCGACGAAGGTGACCGATGGGACTCCGCTGACGCTTTGGCAAAGGCGAATCCCAATTGGGGGGTGTCGGTTGACCCTGAAACGGTCCTACCTGAGCTTGAGAAGGCGATCCGCTCCCCTAGGCATCAAGCCGCGTTCAAAACGAAGCACTTAAACCTTTGGGTGTCCGCATCGAATGGCTGGCTGAACATGGAGAAGTGGAATGCCTGCGGGGATTCCAGTCTGAGCATTGACGACTTCGCGGGCTGTGACTGCTGGATTGGCGTGGATGCCGCATCCAAGGTGGATATTTTCAGCATTGCAGCCGTGTTCAGGAAGGATGGGAAGAAGTATGTATTTGCCCGCCACTTCCTACCGCAAGACACGGTTAGCAGGCCCGAAAACAAGCACTACCAGTCATGGGTAGCAGAGGGATGGCTTACGGCTACGGAAGGCGCTAGAACCGACCAGCGAGCGGTCGAGGACGTGCTGAAAGAGTGGCACGCCAAGTTCTGCATTCGCGAGATTGTTTACGACCCGCGAGAATTGACTTATATGATGAGTCAGGTTCAGGAGTGGATTGGTGGCGTGCCGCTGGTGGAACTGACGCAGGGCGCAAATCTCATGTCGCAACCGATGAAGGAGCTAGAAGCGACCGTCGAAAGCGGCACATTCAGGCACCAATGCGACCCGGTTCTTACCTGGATGGCGTCCAACGTGGTCCGCAAGGAAGCTCGTGGCGGTGGGCCAGTCAAATACTACTACCCGACGAAGGAGAGCAACGCCAACAAGATCGACGGCATCGTCGCAACCATCATGGCAATCGCCCGCGAGATGCAGGACACCGGTGGCGGGGCGGGCATCTATATTTGGTAACGCTTGACACGGTTTCTGCAATCGGCGACCGTGGCGACGTTGGTTTTGGTGTTCATGGGTGTAGGGGCGGCGGGTTAGGCTTTTCCCGCCGCCCCGTTCCGTTTACTTGACTTGCTGAGACTCAGTCTCAATATGCGGTCAGGTGGCAGACTCTCCACAGCTTGACCGTAGGATCACCGTCCTATCTCCGACGACTACCCGTGACGCAGCGGGTGGCGTGGTCCTGACGTATGGCACCTATGGGACCGCGTGGTGCAACCGGATGGACAAGGGAAGCCGCGAGTTCGGATTTGCTGGCACTACGGTTGACGAGACCACGGTGATTTTCCGAACCCGGTGGAGTTCAAGCCTCGCTGCAATTACCGGAGATTATCGAATCAGTCACGAGGGCCGTGAGTTTGCCGTGACCGCACCGACTCGCGAGGTTGGCCGTCGTCAGTTCCTGCTCATTGAGGCGAAAGAAAGGAAGGGCCGATGAGTTTTGAGAGCACTACTCTAGGCGTCCTGACGGCGCATGCCGGGCTGACTGCGTTGATTGCGGCGGCTGACATGCACTTGGGGCTTTCCCCGCAGAATGCTGCAGTCCCGTATCTCAATTTCTTCGTCGTCAGCACCGTCCCCGGCACGACAACCGACAACGGGCAGAGTGGCAAGGCGCGGCTGGATAACTACCGCATTCAGGTGGATGTCTATTGCGCTACCGCCGCCGAATCCATTGCCGCCGCTGAACAGGTCCGCTTGGCACTAGAGGCCAACACCGGAACGCAGTATTTCTTCGAGGGCATGAATGACGACTTCTCTGACGCGCCCAACTCCTACGGACGCCAGATCGACTTTTCCTGTTGGTATCAATCAAACTCCTAATCACGCACTACTATGGCTAAGGTTTCTGCTGCTGGCTCGCTTTTCAAGATCGGAACCGCTGGCGGTTCTCCCGCTACTACTATCGGTCAGGTTCAGTCGGGCACGCTGGACTTCCCTGATCTCAACGAAGTTACGCTCACCGACATTACCGATGCTGCCGAGGTTTGGGCGGCTGGAACGATGGGCAATCTTGAGGCCAACGTGACCGTCTTTTTTGACGGGTCCGAAACTGGACAAGCTGCCGTGATGACTGCCTACGCTGCAAAAACCAAGATCTCTTTTGGTTTCGTTGCTGCCGACGCCGGCGCTGCCACTGTCTATTCTGATGGCTACGTCAAGAGCGTGAAGGGCCTGAATGGTGGCGTGAATACCGGACTCGTGGCAACGATTCACCTCAAGGGCACCGGCGCGTTCACCTACACCGCCTAATCCTAACCACTCATGGACACCAAGCCAACCGTTACCGCCAAGATCGGCGGCAAGAACTACAAGCTCACATGGGGAAAGCTCGCGCTCGTCCGCATGTCTGGAATTCCAAGTGCCAGCCGAACCGGCGAGGGCTTTGCTGCAATCGCTCAAGTCGCATGGGCATCCATCGCCGAGATTCACAACCCATTCCAGTCGTGGGAATACCTCGCCAACGAGGTGCAGGACGACGAATGGACGGCGTTGGATGACGCGCTCAACAAGCTGTTTGAGAAGCCCGACGCCGAGACCGCTGAAAAAAAAAGCGATGGCGTGACGAGTGGGCCTTTGCCCGCGTAGAACTAGGACTCTCCGATGAAGATTACGCCTTCATGGGAGAGGACGACTTTCAGGCCCTAGTCCAGCAATGGTCTAGGAAGCAACGCAGGGAAAACCGCAGGGCAATGGAGATTGTGGCGTGCATACTCAATCAGCCTGTTTACGGATTCAAAAAGGACGGTCCGGTGGTCACGGCGGACCAGCTTCTAGGACCAGATCCAGACGATCCCGACGCCGAGAAGCGCGAGGAGTCAGGACTAGTCCCGCTCGGCGTTTTCCTCAAGAGTCTGCCACCGCAGAAGAATCCAGCGAATGAACGTAAAGATTGACCTCTCCGCAATGAAAGCCGCTGCCCAAAAGGTGGCGGGTCTTTCGTTGCGTGATGAGGCGGACGCGCTCAGGGCAGGCGTAAAGGAGGCATTGCAGCCGGTTGCGGAGTTGGCCAGGGCAAACATTCAGGCGATCATGAATGAGCCGCGCAATGAGGACGCAACGATGCCTCTAGGCAATCTTAAGGCGTCAATCAGCGTAGTCGCAAAGACCTACCAGAATGGCGACTTCCATCTGGCTCTCGTTGGCCCCGCTCGCGGCAAATTCATCGACCGCAAAAAGCAGACCTACGAGCCGGGAGAAGATGCCAAGGACTACGCGACGCGAACCAAGGGCGCACCGCAGCCCAGCCGTTACGCGCACTTGGTCGAGTTGGGGACGAAGCATAACCCCAAGACCAAGCGCCCGAACCGCCCAAAGCCGTTCCTGCGCCCCGCCGTTGACCAAGGGCAGGCAATCGTATCGGCCAAACTAGAAGAGGCAGTTGCAAAGGCTGTTGAAAGGCAGTTTAACAAGCTGAAATGAGCAAGAACATCGGCACTTTCAACGCCAAGGCCGGACTCGACGTTAGCGAGTGGGCAAAGAGCACGGTGAAAATGTCCACGTCGCTTAAGGCGGCTGTGGATTCCAGCATCCAAAGCTTTGATGGACTGGAATCGCGTTCGGTTCGGTCGCTGCTCAAGATCATGGATGCCAGCGACCGCGCTGGCAATGCGTTCAACATTGACGGCCTGATTGCCAAATACAAAGACCTGGACGTAAACGCGCAGCGAGCGTTTGCCAGCCAGGCCCATCAGGCGGTGGCGGCGGCGGCTAAGATGCGGGCGGCTGGCGTGGCGGGAATGACGGGGCTTTCTGTTTCGGGCGACCCGGCTCAGGCAGCCGAAGAGCAGGCAATGGCCGCCCGTGAGGCCCGACTGCGAACCAATCTCAAGCGGTGGCGGGACCAGAAGCAGGCAATTGAGCAGGCTGAAGCCGCATCGGCCCGCCGTTCGGCTCAGATCGAGCGGGAGCTTGCCAACGAGCGCGAGCGAATCGCCAACGAAGAGATTGCAGCCGAAGAGCGGCGATACGCCAAGCTGGTGCAGATGTCGGATGCGATTGCCGCAGCCAGGGTAAAATCCGCAGCCAAAGCCGATCGGCAGATAGTCATGGAGCGGGCAGCGGCAGACAGCAAAACGTTGCGAGGCGTTCAGGATTGGGCAGAGAACGAGCGTAAGGAGCTGAATGCCGTCGCCGCAGAGAAGGAGCGGGCCGCGATTCGTGCAGCGCAGTCCCAGCAAGCCGAACGCGACGCGATCCATGAAAGCAATTTAGCGCGCGCACAGGAAGGACAGCGCATCCGCGAAGCAGTGGATTACCGTTGGCGACTGCTGCGCATTCAGGGGCAGGTCAACGAGCTGGTTCGCTCCGGCAACATTACGCAGGCGCAAGGGGCGCAGTATATGAACCTGATGAATAGTCAGGTTCGGGCACAGTCCGCTGGTTTTTCTCGCCACGCTGTCATCATGCAGCAGGCGGGCTATCAGGTGCAGGACTTCTTTGTTCAAGTGGCGAGCGGGCAAAATGCAATGGTGGCATTCAGCCAGCAGTCTACGCAGCTACTTTCGTTTCTTGGAAAAGTCGGGATGTGGTCTGCGGTGGCAATTTCAGTTGGAACCGTAGCGTATCAATTTTACAAAGCGGCCACCGAGGCAGAGCAGGCTACAAACAAGTTTAAGTCAGCAAAAGAGGCGCTGGATGCGCTTACAAAATCACAGCAGGACCGGCGCGAACGCGGGTTTGATATAAACCCATCTGCGGGAATCGCGAACGCATCGAATCTGCGAGAGCAGACGAAGCAAGAAATTGATAGGCGGCAAATCGAGCTTCAATCACTGCGGGATCAAATTTCCGCAATGAAGAAGTTCGGAGAGTCTGGTGGCAAGGTTAGCGGTATTCTTTCTGCGGGTGCGCAGCTTGCAATTCTGGTTCGATCTTCCGACCTGAAGGAAAAGGAAGCAAAACTTGCCGAGCTGAGAAACGAACTAGATTCATATGGCAATGAAATACTAGAGCGCAGGAAGAAGCTCAACGAGGAGAACTTCGCTTTTACGCGAGGGGAGGCTGAGACCATGGCGCGCATCCATGAAATGCGCCGCTCCCGCGAAGAAGCCGGGATGACTGACTTCGACAAGCTCAAGCAGGTTCGGGAGCAGATTGCGGCGATGCAGCAGACCGCTGGCACCGATGCCTATGGTTTCCCGACTTCGTTCAAGGCTGGAATGGAAACCGACCGCGTTGGCTATGAAAAACTACTTACGACGCAGGACGAGCTTTTGCGCGGAATGCAGAAGCGTGCCGATGCGATCAAGGACGAGCTGGAACCAATGAGGAAGCGAATCGAGCTAGAAAAAGAACTAAGCGGATTGGTTACAGCGAACAAGCTGGATGAGTTTGAGAAGCAGAAGTATCTGGCTCGCTACGACGCCCGCCAACAAGACAGCTTCATGTCCCGCTACAAGTCCGTTACCGAGTTCGGCGCAGGGGCAAGCGCACTCGGCGGAACAACCACCGCCTCGCCCGTCATCGAGCTTCAAAAGCAGGCCGTTGACTACCTGCGGAGCATCTACAACCTGCAACTGAGCTGGGGGAGCAACTAACATGGCGAAATGGGACAATCTTGGCGATCCGCTCAAGGATTCTGCGGAGGTTTCAGCCGACGCCTCTGGTGCAGGAAAAACCTACCGCTACCGCGTTCTAGCTGCGACCGCCGCCGCTAATCTCCCACTAGTTGGCGAGGATTGGGAGGATGGTAGGGCGGTTGCGTCCGCTACTTGGAAGCAGAACATCGACAACTCCGGTTACGACGAGATCGAGCTTTCGACCCGAGCCAGCTTTGACTCCACCTCCCAGGTCGAAACCTCCAAGAAATACGAGGCGGAAGGCGAAGAGCCGATTCAGGTAGTCTTTGTGCAGCATCAGGTGCCGCTGACACAGCACCCGGCCTTTATTCCCGGTGGAACATATGACCTGTTCGCCACCGCTACCTACCCGTGGCAATACGTCATGGGCTGGGAAATGGAGCAGAACCCGGTTTACAAGGCACAGCGCAAATACCGGGAGCTAGACTCGGAAGGATACCCAAGTGGCACCGTAACGACCATTTCCAACGGTTCTGCGCTGGCTTACATCAAGCTCCGTCAAATGGGGTTTGATACGTGCACGGTCTGGCTACCGGAAGTCACCAAAATCAGCCGATACAAGGGCACTACGCCGCCCTCCACTGAAAGCCGTGGCGAATACATTGCTCATGCGACGGTCGAGGCCCTGGGTCCGCACGTCCCGAGAGGCTTCCAGTGGATCAAATCGGCGGACGACGTGAATCCGACCGCTGGGCGCAACCCGTGGAAGTGGGAGCGTCGCGAAGTCTGGAACGGCTTCGCCAAGGTGTATTTTGACAAGGACACGATCAACCCGGCCAGCAACACGCTCCCGTGAGTCACGTCATTGCACTTCCGCAACCGGCTAACGGACCGGTGATGCCCAACCAGCTTGGGCTTATGAAGGGCGCTGTTGCGGCGACTACGCCGCTGCCTGCGCATGGAATGCTTTACAGCGGAGGCAGGACCGGAGTGATTGCCAGGCCGGTGCCTCCGTTTCAGCAGAGGCGGCCACTGCTTTCGCCGCGCGACTGGAAAATCACCGAAGCCTCCCGTGACGCATCCAACATCTACCTGAGCGTCTATCCCAGCACCGTCAACCAAGTCATCGCCACCAACTGGAACAGCACGCACAGCGTAGGGCTCACCGGCACTTGGTATGTCAAGCTCACCTGCTCTGTCAGTAGCGGGCAGGTATCGAGCACCAGCATCAGCACCGGCACGGGCGCGGCGTCCGCAATCGGCGTGACCGTTGGCGCGCCTCCGACTTCGTTTCAGATTCTGCTCGGGATCGTCGTTGACGGCGTGATTCTACGGGTGGCGCAGGCTAAGCCGTTTGTGGCGAGCGTTGTGGAGGTTTATCGTGCCGCAAAGGTTACGACCACTCCCGGCGAATACCCGTTGGACATTTACTGGACGTGGCAGCTAACACAGCCTTGATATGTGGACTTGGCTTAAAACACAGAGTGGCGAGGCGCTAAGGTCTTACCGTGTAGAATCGTCATACTCCGGTTTTTCGGCAACAATCGATTATCTGAGCGGAATAATCGGCTGGAATGCTATCACCGCAAGCCAGTCTGGTGGCATCTCGTCTTACGGTTTGACAGCAAAATTTGAAGGAACAACAGAAAGCTATAGCCAAGACGACGCGGGCTCTGATGTCGTATTTTACGGAACTACAATCAATGCTTTTACGTGGAGCGAAAAATACCGCCATGTAAATTCTGGACTTACAGAAGAGACTGCCATTTCTTCCTATGTTAGCTATACGCTTTCTGGATGGTATGCTGCTGTTTTTTATAGCGGAACCGCTACTGGAATCACGTCTTATGACTCGGGCGGAACTGCCTCGGCAAGTTGGCTAGAATTCAGGTCGATAACCTGTGCACTAGAGGATAATTATGCAACGGTAGAAAAGGCACTCACGCGATCGGGAATCTCTTGGTATTGGGAAAGCACGCTTGTGGACGACAACCTATGGCTTACTAGGTCAAAAACGACCGCAAGTAGCTCCACTGGTGCATCAATTCCGAATGTCTTGACTGGATTGATTGACGGGCCTGGCTCGCGAGCGACATCTACCACTGCGACGCGCACGACAACACGAATCGGAGCCGACACAACGGCAAACCCAATCAGCACATACGCGAGCACGATCACGGATACCGTTACGTCCTCAACCGAACTGACCTCTTACACGCTCGGATACACGATGGTCCGTTACGGATCTTGGCGGTTCTTTGGAACGGACACGCCGCCGCAATACATTACTTGTGCGCGAGCCAATCGTGGCGAGATACTGGCACTTGATGGCAATGTGACAGAAACGTCCATGTTGCCACTTTTGAAGGGATCGACTACAGGAGTAGCAAAAACAGACTACACGACTCTTCATGCTGCCACTATTACGACCGTAACGTTGACGTGCGAATCAATTAGCTCGCAATCAGCGACGACGAAAACGGTTATTCAAACGTCCACTGTTGGATCAACCAATCAGTATGCGTCGGGCGGATTCACGTATATTTCAACTGCCTCTCCGTTTGGCATTCAGCGCACGACTGTCACGCTATTCGATAGTTTCATTTACTCTTACACGACAACGGCGACACGGAGCACTCTCGTTTCTTCGTCCGTAAACGGAGAGTCATATGAGACAAGGATGCCAATCATAATACTTACCACCTTCGCGCTCTCTGTTTTCACCGAATCAAACGGCATCGTTTCAACCGCAACCATCAGCCAAACTAGGTGGCAACACAGTGAGGTTGTGAGCACCGCCTACCGAGAAAATTTATACGGCACCGAGTATAGTTACACTAGGTATGACTACTCATGCTTTGACGACTATCCTAGATATGGCGCAATTGACGGAGTGAACGCAAGCGTCAGGTGCGCTCGCGCTCCCGGCCTTATGACCGGCAACGGCGTTGGCATCATGGTGGATTTCGCATACGCAGCGGGTCCGTTCTGGCTAGGCGGAAACCGGCAACTTGCTATCGCGCCGACCAATACGACATACACGCTTGCTAGGATCAATACGGCGATTGGATCAACCGTCACGAGCACGTTCAATCAATCCGTCTCAAGCAACTCGGTCTCGATTGACTGGCAGTGGACTAACAGCACAAGCTCTACGCAATCGACAAACAGCACTAGGACAGATTCGTCATACTCGTATTCCGCGACGCAAACCTCTAGCACAACATACTCAATCAGGACGGAATCCGAGTTGGCATACGGATCAACCGAAAACATGGACGGGTTTTCGCCGACATTCGGAAGTTACGCGCCTACTTGGTTTTGCGGACATGGCGCGTTTGGAGAAACGACATTGCTCTCCGCGCAGGCCGGTAAGTTTACCCTGCGCAACTCCACGGGCGGCACTAGCACCATGCGCGTTTCTACCAACCTAGAGACGGGGCATGTCTCGCAGTTCAAACTTGACAGTGCCATAGTCGCGTTGGCATTTGACCCAGCGCCTACACTTCCGAGGAATACGTTCGGGTCAAATATGCCGAACTGCCCCATCTATTCGCTTTCGTTTGCGACCACCTGAACACCCATGAAACTCCGAATCCTAGTAGCCGCCACAAAGTCATACCGCTACGCAATGAAAGCGCAGGGGCGGCGACTGCTCGCGAACCTGCGCAACTACTGGCCCGCCGAGGCTACCGCCGTTATTTGCGGGGACGAATCCGCCCGCGAGGTAGCCGACTTCTGGACCGGGCTTGGCATTCCGGCGACGGCCATCGTCCTGCCACTGGTTGAGGGCGGGCAGAACTACAAAAACGAGGCCCAGTTGCGCATTGCGGCCATGCGGACGGCGCTGCATGAGAGCTTCCTGGACTCTGATGCAGATTACGCATGGGAGCTAGATTCTGACGTGCTCCCGCCGCCCAATGCACTGCGGTGCATGATCGACACGCTGGACTTCGATGACGGCTTCTACGACGTGGCATTTTGCACCTATCCCAATGACGGCTTCCTCGGCGGATTCAGCGGACCCGGCCACGCGATTCTGCCCAACGTGTATGACGACGAGCGCGAGATACCTGACGACGTAAAGGCGGAAGGCGACACGATTGAAGCGGAGTTCAAGGCGTCAAACGGAGCACCGTCAAAGGAGCTTCAAGACAGGATGCAGTCTTTGCGCAAGCGCATGGAGCAGCTACCGCCCAAGGCAAACGTGTTCGGCCTCAACGCCAAGAACTACCGACGCCGTGGATGGATGGACCACGCATATCCTGGCGTTGGCATCGGGGCATTTGTGCCGTCAGACTGGTGTGGATTCGGCTGCAACCTGATGACGCGACGGGCGGTCGAACTGGCGAAGTTTGAAGGCTACGACGGGAGCGGGACCGAGGATCTTTTCATCTGCGAATACAAGTGGCGACCAGCGGGCATCCGTATCGCCTGCGTAACACACGCTCCATGCGACCACGTTCTTTGGATGAAGAAGAAGCAGGACGCGCCCGCTGACTCGTCTGAATACGTGATTCTTCACAGCTACCACGAGCAGCACGGGGAGTGCAAAGGACACCTTCGCACGCGCAGGGTTGCTTGGACGCCGGAAACGTGGGAGAAATAACCTATGGCCAACTACACAATCACCGCCGCATCCGTCTTGCCGTCGTCATCCGCCAAGACCCGCGAGACCACCGCAGGCGCTACAATCACCGCTGGACAGCCGGTGTATCTGGACACCGCTGACGTTGACGCCAAGAATCGGCCCAAGGCGAAGTTGGCAGACGCTAACGCTTCCGCTACTACCGCCGCCGTTGCTGGCATTGCGCTGAACGGCGCTGCATCAGGTCAACCGCTGCGCTACGTGTATGAGGATGACGACTTCACGCACGGCTTGACTACGCCTCCGGTTGGCACAGTCGTGGCCGTCTCCGCTACCGCGGGCGCTCTGTGCCCGGTGGGAGACCTGACTACCGGCGACTACCCGGCTCTGTGCATGATTACCACGAGCGCGACCGCGGCCAAGCTGTTCATTGCCTACGGCACCGCAGCCAAGCCGTGATTGGTTGACTTCTTGAGACAGAATCTCAATCTCAAGCAAAATGTCGCTTCTCACCTCAGTAAAATCGGGGCTTTCGCGTATCTTTGCGCCCGCAAATGAGGGTGCGACTCTGGCCAATCCGCCCGACTGGATGTTTGAGTTCCTGGGGGCATACCAAGCCAGTTCTGGCGTCTCCGTAACCCCCAAGACGGTTCTAGGTCTGTCAACCGTTTGGGCCTGCCTTAATGCCGGTTCTAGGGCCTTTGCGTCCGTGCCGCTTGAGGTTTACAAGCGCATGCCGGACGGTGGACGTGAGTCAGCGGCAGATGGCCCAATGGCAGAGCTTTACCGGCTTCTCCACTTTGCCCCCAATGACGAGGTAACATCGGCTTTCTTTTGGCGCACGATGGTTGCAAATGCGATGCTGCGTAACAACGCCTTCGCGACCATCGTTCGCAATGGATTCGGGGATGTGGTTGAAATGTATCCGGTTCCGAACAAGGACGTGCAGGTAAAGCGGGACTCGACCACCAAGGAACTGTATTACTTGGTGAAGGATGTTCGGTATTCTTCGGAGCAAATCCTGCACATTCGCGGCATGTCGTTTGATGGCGTCGTAGGGGCCGACGCGCTTACGGACGCAAAGGAGTGCATCGGGCTGGCAATCGCGCTCCAAGACTACGCCGCGAAATACTTCCCGAACAGCACGAGCCCGACCGCTGTTATTGAGATTCCGACCGCCATGTCGGACGCTCAGATGAAGAACTTTGCCGAGGCGTTCGACAAGCACAACACCGGCAACGCCAACGCGCACAAGCGCATGTTCCTGACGAATGGCGCGAAGCTGAACACTCGCGGGCAGGTCAACAATCAGACTTCGCAGTTTGACGAATCTCGCGACCGTCAGGACAAGGCCATTTGCAGGATCTTCGGCATTCCCCAGTCTAAGGCTGGCATCATGTCGGAAGCTCACTACAACAACGTAGAGAGCGAAAACATTGCCTTCGTTCGAGACTTCATGCTGCCGTGGTGTCGCGAGATCGAGCAGCAGCTTAACGCCAAGCTGCTTTCGCTTCGCGAGCAAGGCCGGTATTACTGCGAGTTCAACCTGGAAGGCTTACTCCGAGGCGATACCGCCGCCCGCGCTGCCTTTTACAAGACGATGGTTGAGATCGGGGCGCTTACATCCAACGGCGTATGCGCTCGGGAAAACTTCCCGAAGCTTGAGGGTGGCGACCGCCGCATGATGAGTGCAAATCTGCTACCGCTTGACAATACCGGCGTTCCTCTTAAACCAGTTGTTGAGACTGGGTCTCAATCTCAATCGACCGCTCCGACGAAATGAATCCTCGCAACCTGCGCTTCAACAGCAACCAGCCTTGGTTCGAGGTCAAGAACGTCTCTGAATCGTCGGCAGACCTCTACCTTTACGACGTGATTGGAGAGGACTGGAACGGCAACGGCGGCGCGAAAGATTGGGTGGCCAAGATCAAGGCGCTTACCGGCAAACATATCAATCTGCACATCAATTCGCCCGGTGGCAGCGTGTTTGACGCCTCTGCAATCGTCATGGCGCTCGGCACTCACAACGGTGGCGTGACTGCTCACATTGACGGGCTTGCTGCTTCCGCCGCGTCTTGGGTGGCGCTTGCCGCTGACAAAGTGCTCATGTCTGACACGGGGCGGTTTATGATGCACAACGCCTCTGCCATGTCTTGGGGAGATTCCCGCGTCATGCGCAAGACGGCGGACCTTCTGGACAGCCTAAACGCCACGATTGCGGAGGCATACAAGAAGCGCGCCAAAGGCAAGAAGGACGAGGACATTCGCAACGCGATGGACGCCGAGACCTGGCTTAGTGCCGCCGAGGCTCAGGCGTGGGGATTCGTTGACGAGGTCGTCACCGGCATCAAGGCCACCAATTGCGCCAACGCCGAGATTGCCGCTGCGCTCGGATTCAAGAACGCCCCGCAGGAAATTTTCAACCAACCGGCGCATCCCGCTCCGGCTGCTCATTCTCCCGTTAAGCCTGCCGCATGGTATCGGAAGCGTCAGGAGCTTAACAAGAGGCTCGTAAACTCCTAATAGGAAACACAATGGCTAGTATTACTGAACTGAAGCAGAAGCGCAAGAGCCTCTGGGAAGCCCAGAACGCTCTTCTCGACAAGGCTCCCAACGGCATGATGAGTGCCGATGACGATACGAAGTATCAGAGCATCCAGACTGAGTTCGACGGTCTTTCCAAGACCATCGAGCGTATGGAGAACCTCACCGCCGCCCAGTCTGCCGCAAAGGCTGCTACTGACGGCGAGTATCGTCCCGAAACCGAGGCCGACGCGAAGGCCGAGAACGTCACCAAGTCCAAGTTCGCCAAGTTTGAGAATGAGGAATACCGCAATGCTCTCTTTGGCGAGGGTGGCGGTCTGCGCACGCAGCTTCGCGCTCAGAACCTCAAGATCCAGAACGCGCTTTCGAGCGGCGTGGATACTGAGGGCGGTTACATCCTCCCGCCGTCGGTTCAGATGGGCATCATGAAGCTGCTCCGCGCTTCTGACCCGCTCCGTGGCGTGGCAACCGTCATCACTTCGGCCCGCGACGTTGGCATTCCGATTCAGACCGGGCGCCCGTCGTTCTCTTGGCTCGGCGAGGGTGGCACCTACGGCCAGACTCAGCCCGCGCACGGCAAGGTTCTCTTCTCGGCGTTCAAGCTCGGCGGCATCATCACCGTTTCCGACGAACTGCTCCAGGATGCGGACTTCGACCTCGTTGGCTACCTGACGCAGACCTCTGCGGACGGCATCCTCGACTCCACCGAGGCTGCTAACATGACCGGCGACGGCTCCGGCAAGCCGCTGGGCCTGTTCGCGACCACCGAGGTTGCTGGCGTTACCGTTGGCGGTTACACCGGCGCGTCCACGACCACCGTCACCATTGACGAGTTGATCGAGACGCAGCACTCCCTTGGCCGCGTCTATCGCCCGCGTGCTGCCTGGTTCGCCAAGGACGCGATTTTCAAGGTGATTCGCAAGCTCAAGAACAGCGTCAACGGTGACTACCTCTTGCAGCCGTCGATCACCGAAGGCGCGCCCGACCGTCTCCTTGGAAACCCGTTCTACGTTACCGACTTCGGCAACTCGGCGGCGACCGGCGTCAAGACGCTCATGTTCGGCGACCCGAAGGCTTACACCATCGTTGACCGTCTCGGTCTCAGCGTGAAGCGTCTCGACGAGCTTTATGCTGCTACCGGACAGGTTGGCTTCCGCGTGGCCATCCGCACGGACGCCCGCCTCACGGACGGCAATGCCTTCGTTTACTTCAAGCAGGCCTAAGCCTGATTGAGAAACAAAACCTCAACTAGCAAGGCAATCACATGCAGCTTATCAAGAGTTCTCAGCTCGTTTCGTGCGTCACCCCTACGGCTGGCGCGGCAGGCACCTCGGCAATCAGTGGCTCGGTTATTGATTTTTCTGGTGCAGAGGGCGCGCTTATCATCGTTCGCTTTGGAACGATCACTAGCACCGCCGTCACGTCTATCAAGTTCCAGCACGGCGACGCCTCCGACCTCTCGGACGCGGCTGACGTTGCCAGCACTTCGCAGACCGTTGCTGACACCGATGACGAGAAGATCTTCTACATCGATATCAGCAAGCCGACCAAGCGCTATGGCCGTCTCTACGTTTCGCGTGGAACTGCCAACGCCGTCGTTTCCTCCGCAGTCGCCGTCGTGTATGGCGAGCGTTCCCAGCCGACCACTCAGCCTTCTGGCGTGAGTGGCGAGTCGTTCGCTTCCGCCGTCTCCGGCACGGCCTGATAATTCAGGCACACCGCCCTAGCGTCTTTTATGGCGCTAGGGCTCCTTTTCACGCAGTTGCATCCGCCTAGCCTGTGAGTATCAAAGAGGGCATCATCCAAACCGTAGCACCTACCAACCGGCCCGTGTCGGTTCAGGAGGTTAAGAACTACCTGCGTATCGACGCATCCGAGGATGACACGCACGTTGAATTGCTCATTGACCAAGCGGCGGAACACGTTACGCGCTGCACCGGTTTGGCGCTGACAACTGCGACGTATCGGGCGACGTATGCGACGTGGCCGCAGTCGCCCAAGAGCCGTTGCGATTGGAGTGGCGAGCGCGAGCGAATCAACTGCGGTCTTTCGCGCACGCTTGAGCTTCCGATTGCTCCGGTTGTGGCGGTATCCTCGGTGCAGTATTACGCCGACGACGCAGAGGCCCGCAGCACGCTAGACTCCGCACGCTACGTCGTTTGCACCGACAATCAACCTGGCATCATCTACCTCAAGGACGCCTACGATTGGCCGGACCTAGAGCAGCGTCCAGATGCCGTTTCCGTGACGTTTACGGCGGGTTTCGGCACCGACCCGGCCTCTATGCCGCCCCGGCTTAAGATGGCCGTTCTTCTCCTTTGCCGCTACTACTACGCGGGCGGCTCGCCAAGTGGCAGCAAGGACCAAGAGCTAGACTTGGAACGCGGCGAGCAAATCCTTTCACAGTTCAAGATCAACGGCTGGACAGCCTAACCACTTACTAACATGGGCGCTAACTCTCTCACTTACCCGACCAACGTCAGCGGCTTTTTGGCGACGTTGCAGGACACGATCACGCGACCGGCTGACACCACGGCATACGCCAGTGGCGACATTGTTTCCACCTCCACGACCGCAGCGACGGTTCAGGCGTCGGGATTCTTCGAGTTCACGAATGCCGCTTTTGCTGGCCCGGTATCCACCTCGAATGGCGGTGTGCGAATCGAGGCGGTTCGCATTCGCAAGAGCGGGACGAGTGTGACGAATGCCAGCTTCCGACTGCATCTCTGGAACGCCCGGCCCGCCACAGTGAACAACGGCGACAATGCCGCTTTCAGTGGCGCTGTCTCTGGCGTGGCCAATTACCTTGGCGCATTCGACATCACGCTGGACCGAGTTTTTACCGACGGCTCGGCTGGGCGCGGATTGGCGGTTAGCGGCTCTCCGATGAGTGTCACGATCCACAGTAGCACTACGATCTTCGGCCTGATTGAAGCCCGTGGCGCTTACACGCCTAGCAGTGCCGAGACCTTCACTGCCGTCATGGAAGTCTATCGTTTTGCCGCGTGATTTACACAGTTCCAGTCATCCTTAGCACTCGTGGCCGCAGTCGGCTGACGACTCAATGGCTGCAAGCCGGTGGCGTCGCTGCTAGCAATACGCTGCGAGCATTGGACTACTACGGGAATACCGTCCCTGCGTCCCTTGCCCCCACCATCCACATCCCGCTAATCGGCTCCGACCTCACCTCGGCGCTAATCCTCGCGGAAGGCTACGGCACGTATTCGGCGACGAACAACGGCCCGTTTACGAGCGGCGACTACTCCGAGTCAACCGGCCTTTCTGGCGTAGGCAAATCCGGCTGTTACTTGGAGCTTAACGCAAGCTCTCCTACCAATGCAGCCGGTTCGCTCGGCATGTATGTCCGTAGCATCGGCTCGCATGCAAGCTCCGTGCACGTTTGGGGCTCGCGTAACGGCGCAGACGGCGCGGCAGTTCGCTTCCGCATCAGCAACGCGCTGAATAGCTTCCTAAGCCAGCCGGGAACCACCACGACGACGGTGCACACCGGCTTCATTTCCCAGTCGTGGAACGGAACGCTGGTTGGCGGCTCTTCGTCGCTCTATCAAAGCGGTTCACTTGTGGCAACCGTTTCGGCGTCGCCTTCTAGCGGATCAACCACACTGAAGGCTTTCGCTGAACCCGCAGTTAGCACGTCCGTCTGGCAGGGCGTTTGCGGCGGACTTGTCTGGTGGAACCGCGAACTCACGGCTTCCGAGTGGTCCCAATACGCCGCGATCTATCAGCGATTCCAAGAGCTACTCGGGCGCAACGTCTAACAACCATGAGCGCGATTGACCAACTCAGGGCAGCGGTTGACGCCGGTTTCCGGCCTACGATTGCGGGACTGTCAGAGGCGCAGATTGACGAACTGCACGCCTCACTAGTTCCGCATGGCTCGCTGTTCTCGGCTGCGCAACTCGCCTTGATTGAGTCCTACGCGCTTGAAGTGGACGCCGTGGCAGAGGATGCCATTCAGGGCTTCAACGCTGGCAGTCCGCACCGCGTCGCGTTCCTCGATCAAGCCAGCGGCGGGATTGCCATTTCCTGCCGGTGCCTTACCTGGTGCGGAACCGGCGAACCGCTGAACCCAATTAAGGCGCTGCTCTGGTCCCTGCCGATCATCCCGAACCACATCGAGCCTAGCACCATTACCGTATGAGCTTTTCCTACACCATTGGGGCGGCGCTTGCCCTACTCGGAATCGTCGCCGTCGCTGCTGCCGGTGAGGCTTTGAAGCCGCGTCCGGTTGCGGATGAAACCGGGGCATACTACGCGACCGACTTTGACCGGGACAAGCTGGTCAAAGAGGCACAGGACAAGGGCTGCACCGACATCAAGATCGAGCGCCGAGTCGAGAACGGGCTTGAGTTCTTCGAGTGCTTTGCACGTCAACCGACTCTCCGCAAATGAAACATTTCCTGATCTTCACTGCGTTCTTGCTCGCGCTGCAACTGCTCACCGGATGCCACGGAATCGCCACTGCAAGCGGCGGGAAATCGTCCGTGAAGCTCGCCGATGGCACCGAGGTGGGATCGGCCCAGGGTGACAACGCTGCCACGCCGACAACGCAGAGCATCAAGCGCGCCCGCTACTACCCGTCCCGCAAGCCTGCGCCGGGCTCTCCGCTCCAAGCCGAGTCAACACCCGAGCAGGCCGCGAGCGTCCCGCCTGCGCCGTTTGCGCCCTACTGGGAGACCGAGCAAATCGAGACCACCGTCGGGGCGACGCAGGACGTTTCCGGCATCGTGCGCGCCGCCAACTCTAACCGTCCCACCGTCGCCGCTGTGTTTTTGTCCATCGGCCTTGGGTGGGCTGCATGGCGTGCGTGGCGTCGAGGCTGGCCGCTTGTGGCCGGCATAGCGGGCGCTGGTGCGGTTGTGTGCGCGCTTACCTTGTCGCCGTGGTGGGGGCTCGCATCAATTGCAGCGTCGGGGCTTGTATGGGTTGCCTACACTATTGGCGCGGCTTCAAATCCCATCGTTGCGGCGGCTGGCGCGGCTATTCTAAATCCGCTGGATAAAAGCTAATCCGCCTTGCGTTTCATCCGTGAGCCCTCAAAACAGGTTAAGCCGACCGTCGCTCATGTGGAACCTACTTGACCGCCTTACCGAAATCAGAGCCGCGATTGACACGCACGCCGAGCGCATGTCAACGCCTTTGGGAATCGTCGGGGGTGCAGCGGCAGGGGCGACGTGGTGGAGTAACGCGCAAGGCATCCTGACTAGCTTGGGAGGCGCATGCGGTGCGATCCTGGCCATTTGGGCGCTAGCTTCAAAGGTCTGGACCACGTTCAAGGCGTGGCGAGACGAGAAGCGGAAGGACATCGAAGCCTGATTTTTGACACCATGACACCAAAACCTAGCTTCCGAGTTACCCGACATGCGCCCTCAGTGGCGGAGATTTCAATGGAGGGGCCGGAAGCAAGGGTTTTGCTGCTTTCGGATCTGCATTGGGATAACAAGTTCTGCGACCGGGCCGCGTTGAAGCGCGATCTGGATGAAGCCAAGAGGACTGGAACGCCCGTCATGCTCATTGGTGACACGTTCTGTGCCATGCAAGGCAAGTGGGACAAGCGCAAGGATGACCGCCAATTGCGCCCTGAGCACCGCGGTGGCAACTACCTAGACCGGCTTGTAGATACCGCCGTCGAATGGTTCAGCCCCTACGCCGAGGTTCTGGCGTTCGTGAGCTACGGCAACCACGAAACCAGCATCATTCAGCACCACGACACCGACCTTTTGCAGCGGTTTGACGCAGGGCTAAAGCAGGCCAATGGCTACCAAGGGCAGGTATTCAGCTATGCCGGATTCGCCAAGCTCCGATTGTCGCAGCGTGGCGGAAAGTATTTGGCGAAGTCCCTCGCGTGGCATCATGGCTACGGTGGCGGTGGCCCCGTCTCTCGCGGCCTGATGGACAACGCACGACAATCTCGCCGTGCCTACGCTGACGTTTACGTTTCGGGTCATATCCACTACCGCAATCAGGACGAAAACAACATCGCGTCGCTGGACCTGTCGAGCAACACGATAACCCTCCGAGAACAAATCTTCGTCCGCACCGGCACCTACAAGCGCGACGATGGAGCACGAGCGCAGGACATGGGCGGATGGAGCCAGGAAAAGCACGGCGGGGGCGAGCGCCCGATTGGCGGTTGGTGGCTGGAGCTGAAAACCGTCCGGAATTGCACCGGGGGCGGGGATAGCACGGGGTTGCGAGCGCGCGCCGTAGCAACATGGTCTTGAGCCATGAACATCCGCATCCGCTGGAACCGTGACAATGCCGAGAAATGCACCAGCGAAAGCTTGGAGGTCAAGACGGAGCTACCCGACGCTATCCCGGTTGAGCAGGTAGAGGCGCACGTCAAGACCCTGCTGGAACTGTCCGCAAGCGAGTTTTGGAAAGACCGGGGCGAGGATGACGACAAGGAGCCGTGGCAAAAGCAGGCTTGACTTGTAACCGGCGCCCACTTCGGCACACTCTCTGACATGACTTCCAATCTGGACCTAGAGCTAGAGCGTGGCGACGCACGAGACCTGTCTATCCCGCTCATTCTGGACGGGGCTGCATACACCGTGCCGTCGGGGGCGAACCTGATTTTCACGGCCAAGGCTGCGCTGTCCGATGCCGACGCAAGCGCCAAGTTCCAGAAGTCCACCGGCGCAGGCATTACCACGAGTGGCAGCACGGCGACCGTCGAGATTGTCCACGCTGACACCAAGAGCCTCACCGAAACGGTCCTATATTGGGACATTCAGAGCCAGGAAACCGGGGGCGAGGTGTACACCGTGCGCCAGGGTAAGATTACGCTCAAGCACGACGCCACCCGCAACACGAGCACAAGCGTTGCAGTCAGCACCACGAACCCGCCAACCTACGGGACTAGTTCAAAGACGCTTTGGGTGGACGGAACCAACGGCAGCGACACGACCGGCTTGAAGGGCCGCATGGATTTGCCCTTTGCGAGCATTACAGCCGCCATTACAGCCGCTTCATCCGGCGACTTGGTCTATGTTCGCCCCGGCACTTACAGCGGGCAGGTGACGCTCAAGAACGGGGTTAATCTGTGGTTTGACGCGGGGGTTACGGTGACCTACGCGAGCACCGGAACCGGGGCGACGATTACCGACGGCGGCGCGGCGGTTACGTGCAAGATTGGCGGACTCGGCACCATCACGCGAACCGGCAACGACACTGCTGGCCACTGTCTGCTCGTGTCGCACGCATCCTCCACGGTTTACGCCGAGGTGTATTCGCTGGCTGCACCCGATGCGGACGCTTCCGCCGTCAAGGTCTCCGCTGGCACGGCATACATTGGCATTTCTGGCCTTGTTTCTGGATCGGCTACCTACGGCATTGAGGCGACGGGCGGGACTACGCACCTATGGGCTTCAAGTATCACCGCAGGCACAGCCGCCATACGCGCAACGGGCTCGGCTGTTGTGCATGCCATCGTTGAGCGCGTTTTGGAATCAGACGCCCCGGTTGATGTAATCGACACCGCCACCGTTTACCTCTCCCTCCAAAAAGCCGACAACCCGCCAAATGTGACATGGAACACCGGCGCAAAACTGATCCGCACCGACGGCGCAGCGGTGCGAGTTGACGCGAGCTTTACGGCTGTTGCTGGCCAGCAATACCACGCGATCGGCAACACGATGACCATTAGCGACCCGCCGCAGTTTCAGGGGGCGAATTATTGGGTGACGGTTGTGCATGGTAGCGTCGTCATCAACGGCGTGACCTACTCCACGGCCGGCACGCGGATCTTGCGCGAGTGGCATTCGTCCGCGTGGAAAACATTCAAGTATCTGCCGGACTAAATTCCGCTGTCAGTCAGCGAGTTAGGTGCGGTTTCAGATTTTGGGTTTGATGATGCCGCGGGGCTGGGGCTTTGTCGTGCCTGTCAAAGCGCAGTGCTTTGGCGAAACACCAAACCACCAATGGCAACCAAGACCAAGAAGAACCCGAGCACTGGCATCGTGCTCGTTCGCACCTACTCTGCAGGAGTGCATTTCGGCAAGCTCAAATCCCGCAATGGAACCGAAGCCACGTTGACCGATGCTCGCCGCATTTGGCGTTGGCGTGGCGCTAACACGCTTTCCGAGGTCGCCACGAAGGGCGTGGCGCAGGAATACACGCGCATTTCCGAGCCCGTGCCGGAAATTCTGCTGACTCAGGCCGTCGAAATCATTCCGGTTTCAGGGGAGGCGCTGGCCACGATGGGCTCGCGTTGGGCTCCTTGACACCCGATAACGACGGGTTCGGGTCCGGGTCCGGGGCCGGGTTCGGGGACGGGTTCGGGGCCGGGTTCGGGTTCGGGGACGGGTCAGGGTCCAGGT